CTATTCCGTGTTCCCCGTCCGTTTCGCCATCCGCACTTTCGCGACGCGACTCGTCTGCTCAAGTGTGCCTCGGTTATAGCGAGCGCTGGTTTGCCGGTTCTTGTGACCCGCGGATTTCATAACGTCTGTTTCGGCCGCACCGAGATCATAGGCCTCCGTGATGCCGCCCGCTCGTGCGTCCATGTTCCATACGTTTTTAGGAATGCTGGCTTCGTCGGCAACGTCGCGCCACCGCTGCGTGAATGTGCGATGCTTGTAGGGTTCCCCTGTCGTCTCAGCGATGATCATCGGACCAACGCGCTTGTCGGTCGGCACACGCTCGATTTCCTCGAGGATCATCGGATGAAGCTTTAGGTCGTGCTCAACCTCGAATCCCGTTTTGACGTGTTTCTTCCTGAGGATTAGTTTCTCGTCGATGTCCGACCACAGCAGCCCGTTCACCCAAATCGTGTCTTTGTGGCGGATGCCGCCCTCCGTACTGGTCGTGGGCTCCCATTCGCCAATCACGTCTTTCTGCCGCATCGTGAGCGAGAACTGCAGCGCCGTCGCAAGCGCGATGGCGTGGTAGCCGAGCTCATGCGCCTTGGCGCGGACGGCAGTGACGTGGTCCTCCGTCAGGACGGACTTTCGTGCCGGTGGCGTCTTGAAACGGATCTTGCCCAGAATGGCATCCGCCCTGAAGCAGTCTTCGTATCCAAGCGTCACGCCGTAGCTGATCAACTGGCGCACGGCGTCAATCGTGTGTTTTGCACGCCACGGCCTCGCCGGCATGCCATCTTCCTTAGGGAGCGCCCACGAAGCATGCCAGCGCTTAAAGTCGGGACCTAGCAGACTTCCAATTTGGCGCGGGCCGACTGTGCGCTCGATGATTTCGAGAGACTGCAGGAAATTGGCCCGGCTGTTCCATTTCATTGTTTGGAATGGAGAGTCGTCGTTCACCTGGAAAAGGCTCGACAAGCTTTTTATCGTGCCGTCGTACCCAGGCGCGGAAGCTCCGCCCCGCGCTGCCCATGCGAGCATTTCGGCCTGTAGGATTTGGCATTTAGAGGCAAGCTGAATCCGGCCTTCCGGTGTCTCCGGATAATGAAGGCGGATACTCGACGGCCGATACCCGCGCTTCACGAGGTCAGCGCGGGCCATCCAGTACTCGCGGACAGTACCGTCCTTATTGCTCTTCCGTTTCAGGCCAGGGGCGTCGGTCAATTCCAATTCTCCATTCCATCGGCGGCGGTTGGAAGGAAGCGCTGCCCTAACCCGTGGCGCCGATCGAGAAACTCGCGCACCGCCGGCCAGTAGCGGCAACCAGTCAACGGCTCGATACGCGGCAGTCCCTCCTTTTCCCAAACAGCAGCGAGAGCTGCCCATTGAGTTTTGCACTTTGGGCCTAACACTCGAGCAGCGATGGCTGCCTCAGATAGATAAAGAGGCGAATTGTCATTAGCGGCAGTGCGCATTTGGCCTCCGTCATTGACGTTGCGCTGTCGTGGGGAATACCGCCCGGCGCGCTGCTTGTGTTGTCGCAGGTGGTGATCGCGCCGGGCTCTGGTGTCTCGTAAAGGGCCGTCCGCTCTTCGCCGTGTCCAAGCAACGAGCGCGCTTCGGCCCCGACCCTTTCGGATCTACCCCGCGGGGGTGGGAAGAAAAGACCCCGTCGCCGTAAGGCGCCTGGGGCAAGTTGCCCGTGCAGCGGGCAGTGAACTCAGGAGGCCTGTAGGGCCTCGGCCGCGTTCTTCAGGAAATGGACTTGGGCGCAGAGCTCATCAAACCCAAGCTGGTCGCGGAGGTGGATCTCGTGCAAATCCTCCATCGCGTGGATGTTCCGGAACACTTCGTCGACGAGCGTCACTGCGATCTTCGCCATCATCTGGACGTCGTAAACTTCGCTCCGCCAGGGGTGGTGCGGGCGGCCGTCATCGGCGCCCTGCACGTTGTTCGATAACCCCGCCTCACCGGCCGAGCGTCTTAATCTAAGGCCTTCATCGTGTTCGACTGCGATGGCTGGCTGCGGTCTTAATCTGCGAACGTTGGTCATGCTGGGCTCCTCGTGTTGACTGCGATAATCTTTTAATGCGCTTTATACGAAATAAAGTCAACCATAAAATGCGTAGCGCGCAAAATAAAATAATGGTACGAGAGCCGGACTTAACCGAGAGATGAAGATGGCCACCCCGAAAGAACTAGTCGCCAAGATCGCTGACCTAACCGGCGTGCCCGAGGGCACAGTAATCTTGCATGACCGAAATCTGCTAAACGCCGGGTTGCGAAGCGAAGGCCTGCGCGGGCGTGGCAAGTCGGTGGTGAACTATCTCGACGCCGCGCATTTGTTGATAGCCGTAGCCGGCAGTCGAAACGTCAAGGATAGCGCCAAGACCGTGCGCGACTACGCCGACCTAAAGGCGTCCACCGCGCTATCCTTCGATGTTGGCGGCCAAGATGTCGCGCGAGGAGAAACCTTTGCTGATGCCCTCGCCGCACTGCTTGAAGCCGTCCCCGCTTCCCGCGAGGACTTTGCGGGTGATGACGCTGCATGGATCGACGTCTCACTCTTCGGACCTAGTCCAAGGGCTGTGATCGAGTATCAGAAGCGAGGCGCCAAGGATGTTGTCAAGCTGCAGTATGATCGCGCTTGGAAGCGCGGCGAAGCGAAACCGGGAGCCGCTGATTTGCAGTTCATCGCGAAGTTTAGCCAAGCCACGATCGGCCACGTAGGAGAGCTCCTGCGCGGCGACACCAACGATTAGCGAGAAAATTCCTCCGGATGACTGAATCAGGCTTTGACGACACAATTCCAAGCCAATAGCTTCCAATAGCGCCCACCGAGCGCAACCCACCACACCGAGGAGACGCTGCTAGTGCGACCGGCATCCGTGCCGGTGGCAATGTGTTTCCTCGAACAAGGAGGTGGCAATGGCCTCGATCGTCCACGGATTGAAGGGTCTCGCGAAGGTCAAGAAGACGTTGGCCGACGGCAAGACGATCTACTATTGCTACGCTTGGCGTGGTGGACCGCTCCTGAAGCACAAGGACGGCTCGCCGATCCAGCCGGGTAACCCGTGCCTTCAGGTCGAATTCGGCCAGGCTCATGAAGATCGACGAAATCCCAATCCCGGAACTCTTTCAGGGCTGATCGCCAGGTTCCTGGCTTCGACTGATTACACGTTGAAGAGCGCCGAGACGCGCCGGGAGTACGCCCGCTACCTTGACGACATCAGAGAGGCTTTCGGTCATCTGACTTTTGGAGAACTTCAGGCAAGCTCCGCCCGCGGCAAATTCAAAGAGTGGCGCGACGGCATCTCCTGCCATCCGCGGTCGGCTGACTACGCCTGGGCGACGTTAAACCGCGTTCTTTCATTCGGCGTCGATCGAGGAGAGCTGTCAGCAAATGTAGCGCGGCGCGGCGGACGACTGTATCGCGTTGATCGACGCGAGGCGATTTGGACCCCGAGCGACATTCTAGCGTTCAACGCGATCGCCGCGAAAGAACTCAAGCTAGCCCTCCTCCTCGGGCTCTGGACTGGTCAGCGGAAGGGCGACCTACTCTCCCTTCCATGGAGCGCGTATGATGGCAGGGCTTTCCGGCTGAGACAGAGTAAGACCGGCAGGCGGGTCTACATTCCCGCAGCTAAGGCGGTGCGAGAGGCGTTGGCTGGGTCCGCTAGACGGTCCCCGACAATCCTCACGAACACGCGTGGGAAACGATGGACGTCAGGCGGATTCGATTCCAGTTGGCGAAAGGCCTGCGCAGATGCTGATGTTCGCGGCTTAACGTTCCACGATCTGCGCGGAACGGCAGTTACTAGGCTAGCCCTCGCAGGGTGCTCGATAGCCGAAATCGGGGCGGTGACAGGTCATTCGCCGAAGGACATCGACGCAATTCTCCACATTCACTATCTGGGTGGACAGCGGGATCTCGCACAGCAGGCGGTGGCCAAATGGGAAATCGCCAGCGCCGAACGTAGTCCCTGGACGGAGACGTGAGGCGAACTGGTGGTCGACCCCATCCTGATCTCTATGAATGACGTCTGCGCGCTGACCAGTCTATCGCGCACGATGATCAACCGGCTGCGACTTGCCGGCCGATTTCCTGATGCGGTTGAACTCGGCGAGCGCCGGGTGGCGTTCGTGCGGTCGGAAGTGCTGGCGTGGATCGATGAGAGGATTGCGGGGCGTGGAAGCGCTAGGTGGCGTCTAGCCGGGACGCGAAACCAGGAAGTAGACGAACTCGCAGGAGGTGGCGACGGTTAGTCCGCCCAGTCGAAGAGATAATACAATCCTATCAACTCCTTCGGCTTCACTGGAAGCCCTTTCAGCAAGGACTGCAGCTCTCCAGCAGGGATGAGATTTCCAGCGCTCAACGCAAAGGTGCCGTCGGCAGAAAGCTTGCCAGAAATTGAGATAAGAAGATGCCAAATGGCGAGGCATTTTGCGGACGCAAGACGGTCCGCCATAAATGACGGAGACATTGTTCGAGTCCCAAGGTGCATATCGATGTCGCGGCGGCATGCTGAAACGATCGACCCTAGCATTGGATCAATCGCGTGCAGCGACGGCATATAAGTTGAGGAATGGGTGAAAGAGAACTTCGGCTGCGCAAAGCTCGGAAAACCCAGGGGCGACGTGCTGACGTGGATATTTGCGTCACGAAACTCATCGGCGATAATCGAGCAAGCGATAATTGCGCTCTGTCGTTTGGCGGCGTTTGCCGCTTCCCTAGCCTCTTTCCCGCTATGCTTCGCCGCAATTAGGACGAAAGCTCCCGCTGCCAAAGCAGCCACTCCACCGATCAAAGTCTGAAAGGTTTCAACCCACTTGAGCAAGATTATCCAGCGCAACCCTTCCCAATATTGGCTCATGCACGATGCGCTGAAGAATACTCCGCAAGTGCTTTCGTAATGCCATGCCAAAAATGCAAGCAAACACCAAATGGAAATGATCGCCCACAACCATGGCTTCCAGTTCAGCAGCACGACGCCCTCGCACGAATGTGATTCTGTAGCGCCAGTTTAATGACGAAAGCGGCTGCAACCAATGCGGAGCGACTCCCCGTAAACAAATCAACCTACTGATGATTACCTGTAGCTAATTTTCCCTAAAATATCCGTGGATTGAGCCCCCCATAAATCAACCCTGCATAGTGCGCCCTTCCCTCGGTCGGCGCAGCATGCTTACCTGCACTCGGGCTGATTTAGTTAAGACTGAGGGAAATAATGAAAGTTCGTTATGCCGTGCTGGCCGTTGCGCTAGCTGCTTCTTCGTGCGCCAAGCGTCCGGACGCGATCGTGCCTGTCGACATTCCGATGGCCGCCTACTCCAATCAGAGCTGCCAGGGCCTCGCACACGAACTCCTGAAGGAACAGGCCACACTGGCGAGCCTTTCCAAGCAACAGCACGACGCCGCCACCGGCGACGCGATGGGTGTCTTCCTGATCGGCGTACCGATGTCGAGCACGTTCGGCGGCGACAAGGAAGGCCAGGTCGCGGTGTCGAAGGGCAAGGTGACGGCTATCGAATCTTCGCTGAAGGCGAAGGGTTGTAGGTAGGCGATTCGACACATGACCAGAGCCGAGAATTTATGGGCCGACGACCTTCTGGGCCGTAGAGAAGATGCCCAATTCCTATACCGCTTTCTCCTGGGGCAGGTGGAAAAAAGAAAAGAGGCCAGTCGCACGAGCGCATACGTGCTCAATATCGACGCACGTTGGGGAGGAGGAAAATCCTTCTTTCTCGAGCGGTTTGGCCAAATGCTGCTTTCAAAGGGCCATGTCGTGGCGACTGTAAACGCATGGCGCGCCGACTACGTTGATGATCCATACATTGCGATAATGGCCGCCATTGATTCAGCAATCCAGCCATACGTGAAGAAGAAATCTAAAATTCAAAAAGCATGGGAGACCACAAAGAAAGAGGGTGGTCAAATTGCAATTCGCGTAGCGACTAATTCCGCAAAGGGCCTTGTTCGAAAATACATTGGTGCCTCAGTCGAAGATCTCATTGAAGAAGAATTATCAGGGGATGTGATTGACGCAGCGGTTCGAGATGCAGGAGTGTCGCTCTCAACTGAGTTAGATAAGCTAATCGATGGGTCGGTCGGCCGTCTAATTGAGCAATTTCGAAAGACAAGCGATGCGACGGAGAACTTCAAAATTCGCCTTTCACAAACTTTCGGAGGCTTAGAGGAGAATAACATTCCAGGCCCTCTATTCATCCTTATTGACGAGCTTGATAGATGTAAGCCTATATTCGCGATCAATCTTTTGGAACGCGTCAAGCATCTTTTTGATGCTGATAACGTGGTATTCGTATTTGCGACAAATTCAGACCAGTTAAAGCATAGTGTCGCGGGATGTTATGGCCCCAACTTCGACGGCTTTTCGTACCTTAAAAGATTCTTCGACCGAACATACGTTTTCGCAGATCCCTCAGTTGAACAATATGTGGCGGAACTTTGCAGAGAACTCCCCAAACAAAAACTGCGAGCACCATTTAACGATATTACCGGGTTTATAACCAGCGGAGCGCGCTTTTTCGGACTCGACCTTAGGGCTATTCGCCAAGTGCTGGAAATGATGGACGCTACGACTGCCGCATGGAGCCACGCCCCGAAGATTGATCTTGTATTACTGTTTCCATTACTAGCCTGGTTCCATGCGACCGGCGAAATTAAATGGCATCATAGGGAAGCCGATTCGCTCAAGTCTTGGGTGATAACCAAGCCCGGAGCGCAGTACCCCACGACCGATCGGTCACTCAACGTGGGAAAAGCATACGCCGAGGCCACTTCACTGGTCGATAGCATGGCTAAAGTAACGTCGCGCCTGCAGGCCGACGTTCCACGAGATAATCTCGCATTGCTGTACGTCCGGGGCACATTTGAGCCAGAGTGGAGTGATGTTGCCGTCGACGAGGGCGCACCCAGCGTTCAAAACGATCTTATCAAGTTGGTTGCAAATGCAGGACGTACGACCTCGTCTTTTCGGGAAGAGGAAGGAACCTAATCCCGATGGTCACGAACCGAGCTCACAGACCTCCGTCTCACCATCCAGCGCCCGCACCCCCTTGAACGACGGATGCCGCAGCTTTCCGTCCTGGGTCCAGGCGCGATATTCCACCTCAGCGACGAATACCGCCTCGCTGAAGACCGCGCCTTTTCGCGTTAGCGCGACCGCTGGTCGCGTTGCCGGGATCTCGTCCAGCAGTTGGCGCAGGTCGACAGATTCCTTGTTGCTCCACCCGGTACCGCACCCTCCGACGTACACGAGTCCCGTCCCTTTCTTCGCCGCCAGCAGCAGCCGGCCGATTGCGCCAGGCATCGTCGACGGCTCGTATCCGACGATCACGAAGGTGTCGCGGCGCGCGCATTTGATCTTCAGCCACTCCGGCCGGCGACCCGACCGATAGGGCTTATCCCGTCGCTTCGCGATGATGCCTTCGAGCCCCATCTCGCACGCGACCTGGAAGAACTCGGCGCCTTCGGCGTGCACCTCCTCAGAGAAGCGGATCGCGCCAGTCCTGCCAGAGACAATAGGTTCGAGCAGTTGCCGACGTTCGGCAAGAGGCATCATCCGGAGGTCCTGGCCGTCTAGATAGAGAAGATCGAAGGCAAAGAAGATGATTTCACTTGGCTCGTGAAGGCTCGGCTTCTTCCCGACGGCCCGCTGCAGCAGACCGAAATCGGAGCGGCCCTGGTCGTCGAGAACAACCGCCTCGCCGTCAATGATCATTGTCGCATGGCCGAGCTCGCGCGCCTCTGCGACGATCGAGCCGAACTTCTTCGACCAGTCATAACCGCCGCGCGTGATTGCCCTCACATCGCCGGGCTCGACATGGACAGCCAGGCGGTACCCGTCCCACTTTACCTCAAAGGCCCATTCCGGACCTTTCGGCGGCTTATCGACCAGGGTTGCGACACATGGATCGACGCGGAGCGGCATCGGTTCGGGAAGTGCCGCGGGAACAGATTTCTTTCTGAGCGTTTTAGCCATGACGAATTAACGCATGAAACAGCGAAAACGTCTAAGCTGGAGCACCGGAGGAAGATAATGCCGAAGTCATCGATTTTTGCGTCGCCGAAGAGGAAAGACTCGTACCCCGATCGGGATTTGGATTGCCAGTTAGCGCTTGAGGAAATCTTCCACGCGGTAGTCGAGGAAGCTGAGGACGCCGGCTGGTCTGAGCGAGAAGTCTGCGACGCCCTAATCGAACTCGCGCATAACCACTGGCTCGCGGTCGACGCCAAAGATACGATGTTCGAAGATGCCGTCGGCGTGATCCTTCGAAAGCCGAAGGCACCCCTGCTCAATTGACCTATTCGCTCTGCATCCGTCGCAGGCACCAATCCCAATAGGTCTCGACCATCTCGGTGGCCTCGCGCGCAGTATCGCAATAGCCTTGGTTCGGCATGGGTGGCGATCCGTTGAAGGTCCGAGGGACGGACCCGGCCCAGTTCCAGCGGCCAGCCGTCGGGCCGCCGGTCTCTTTCCGGATGCGGCCTATGTAACCGATCCCATCAAACCCGAGCCAATCGAAGTCGGTCGGCGGGTCGTTGGCGTCCAGTTCGGTGCGGCGCCACTGGTATTTCGGCTGATAGGGCTCGGTCACGGATTAAACCGTTCACGCCCGGCTGCTTTGCATATCCTTCGCCAAACGATTCCGCCCAGATTGGGGATCGTGAGCAGTTCGGCGCAAGGTATGTTCCTCAACTCCTCCGCAGTCTCATATCCGCGGATATTGAGTTCATGCAGAACAAAAAGGGGTAAGTTCAAGTCTCTGAGTTTCGTGACCATTCCCGCATCAGATCACGCTTCCGCACGCCGCGCAATTTGTAGGCTCCAAAAGGCTCGGAACTAGTCGCCGCATGTGATAGTCTTAGAACGAGCCCGAGTGAGCCCTTCCGCCTGCCCGGGCTTCTTGGCACAGCACACTCTTCGGCCCCGTTGGTTGCACTTTGGGGCCATTTTTTTTGCGAAGGCGGGAACTCACTAACCCCGTCGGCGTTTCTCGCCTGTGGCAGACCTGAGTCCCCCGATCAGGATGACGCCTTCACGATCCGCCCGGATCTGAAAGCAACGAAAGTGCCCCAATGGCCTCGCTCTCCCCGGCGAGGCCATACTTTTTGGCGGGGGACCGCTTTGCTCCCTTGAGGAAAAGCGTCTTTCCCGCCCACCCACAATCTGGCATTGTGCGCGGCCGAGAGGGGGAAGCTCATGTCCTACGATTGGGAACGCGCCAGACGGCAACGGTTTAGGCACGCTCGGGTTTGGATTTTGATCGCCTTGACAGCTTGGCTTATCGCCCTCGCGTTAACGCCGTAGCTGGAACGAACCAATGTACCGAAAGATCGCCGTCATCGCCTGCATTGTGGTTACTGGATTAGCTCTGGGGAGCTGCGCGGGTCGCTCTTGCCGCGATTGGCCGGGCACCTGCATTATTCAGTGATGGTGCTCCCAACGATAGATCCCCCGCGCAAAGCGGTTGCGCCCCCAAATTGATTACGCAGGCTCATCCCCTAGTATGATTGTGCCCGACCGGCATATTTGCAACGATGCAACCGGGGTTGCACAACATAACTATTCATAGTTGTGTATTCATTGCCGTGCGATCACTGAATAATGTACGCATTGCGTTTTTTATGGTTTGACGACCTTCCACGATGAGGCCCCGCATCCCCTGCGGGGCTTCATTCGTTTGCGTGCGTGCGAGTAGATGACGCACACGCTCTTTCGTGGCCCCCTGGTTGCAATTTGGGGCCCTTTTTTTTCAGAGACGGAACTCAGAACCGCCGTTTGCGTTTCTGGCTTTGTGAAACCCTTTCCCCGATCAGGGTGACACCTTCACAATCCCTCCGGAAGTGAAGTCTGCTCAGTGCCGATGGCCTCGTCGCCGCCCGACGGGGCCATTTCTTTTGATGGCCCCAAGATTTCGGGGGAGCGTTTTTGCTCCTGTCGACCATGGCGGGTTTCCGCCGATACATAGAGCTCGCGTCCGTGCGCCGACATTGACGCCCAGCCGCGTCGCTGTACCCTGCCCCGATGTCCCTCACCACCGCCTTCATCTCTGAGCTCGTCTGGGCGGCCAACCAGGCCGAACACTTGACCATCTTCGAAAAGCGCCGGCTGCTCGAGCGTGCGGTCGTGACGATCCGCGAGATGCGCGAACAAGTCGGCATTCCAAGCAGCAATACCGAAGCTGATGCCGTTATCGACCTGCAGACCACGGCAGCGGGGATCGATAGGCGGACTCATGACCAGGTAATGGCCGCACTACTCGACGCGGCCGACATGATCAGGACGCTGCGGATTATTTTAGATGGAGGATTGAACGACACCCACGCTCTGCGCGGCTACTGAACGGTGATGCTCTGAGCCTTTATCCCGCGCTGCATCATAATATCGGAGACCTTGCCAGTGACCGCCACCTCACAACCGCTCGTGCAGTTCTCGTACAGCGCGCTACGTTGCGCTCTCGGCAACTTCTCAATATCCAAGAAGAACGCGACCATGCCGCCGCCCTGGTCGTAGAGAAGTCCCTGGTCACCCATCATCAGGAAAAACCCAGAAGTCGTTACTGTTTTTCCTCGGAGCTGCTTGTAGTCGACATTCAAGTCGGCCCAACTTATGGCGTCGCCACTGGACGCCTTCGCCGGCGCGCTGATCGATATTCCATCGTAGCATGCCAGTCGAGCGCCCTCTGCGGTAAAGCTTCTGCATGCCGCAATGTCACTAGATTGATCGGCGCGGGCCGAGCCGAGGGGAATAAGGAAAAGAAAAGCAGCGAGCAAGGCGTACTTCAAAGACATAACTTTCGGGCCTGTTTGAAAAAAATGAGGATGTATGTAAGTGGGCTACGAATTTCTCAGTTCGGAATACTGTCCACTGCCGTCTTCCCGCATGTAGGTTGTCCCCGACGGTTCAACCGCAACATCAGCTTCCGCTACAGGTTTGTAGCCACGAGAGATTAGCCAAGAACGGTGCCAACTGTTGTATGTGACGGCGTAAACTGCCCACAGCACCATAGCTACGATGGTGCCGTACTGTTCGCCGAACTCCTGGTCTATGACGTAAACACCGCCTAGTCCCACTGCTAGCATCACCGCGAAAGCCGAAAGGTGACCACGGAAGAGGGCCGGTAATGGTCCGAACAGCAAAGTCGGCAAATTGATCCCGATGTATGCTGTGGCGATCGCGCCCGTTGGGTCCTGCATTTTGATTAGTTTCGACATGGCCAAACTCCAAAATTTCTAATCGAAGTTTTATCGTCGAACACTTCCAGATTGTTGAACAAACACATTTAACGAACTGGAAATGAGCCGTGTCGGTTTTCGGCGAGCGATGTCGCCATAGCCAGGAACGAAAAAAGGCCCTCCCCTGTTAAGGAGAGGGCCTTTGAAGTGTGGAACTTGAATCTTGCTGCAATTGAATTACAGTCAGAAGAACAGCTAGGGGACGCTCATGTCGAGACCAGAAGACAAATCAATTAGGCCGCACAAGGAACAATTCCCGCAAATCAATGAAGAGAGAATCGAGAAATCGCTCTCAACCAGCTATCTCGACGACAAATTATCCTCGGCCGGCAATCCAAAGCCAAGCACCGGCGGATCAAAAGACGGCGGCGACAAGAATACCGCCTAAGTGTCTACAGTTTCCGAGTTCCTTAGCTTTGCAGCCAACTTGGCAGCAATAATTGGCGTGCCATATGCCGCGTACCAAATTCGGCAAGCACGTATCAATGCATCGGCTGCAGCCGCCGCAATGATCTTCTCCAATATAAAACAGCGTATTGAAGAACTGGCCATCAAGGACAGTGAGGAAGGGTTGTATGAGGCAACAGTTGCTCTCCTGAACGAAATTGAATTCTCGTGCTCTCTCTATCTCGATAGCCAGTTCGGTGGCCACACAGGGAAGCTCGCGACACAATTCATAAAGGACATCCTGGCTTCCATTGAGAAAAATTCAAAACTTCTCGAATGCGCGGCAAGGGCCATACACAAGCCACACACATTCGATTGCATCCGTCGGTTCTGCGGAAAGCACAAAACCGACTGGAAAGCGCTTACGGAGAAGACCTCTTAGGCACGATCCCCCATTTTGAAAGGTCTCGAAGCAGTTGCTGTGCGGAAGGGAGATTGCTTTCCGCAACTATACGGGGAGATACGAGGGGGACTGCACCCGGCGGACGCAGGAACCGAAGTTGGGCGTTTCGTATCGTTCGCTCAAGTGTTGTAAGTGGCATGTCTTCCCTACCCTGCTCTCGTCGACCGCGGCTTGGACGCCTGATTCTCGACGATGCGGTCAACGCGCAGAGTCATGTGGTCAACGGCCGTCTTCACGCCGCTGATCGCCTCCATGATGCTTTCCGTGGCCTCGCGCATCCCCTGCTTGGTAATGTAGGTTTCGGCGACGTGAAGGCGCTGGGCGGCCAGGTCGGCAGCGACCTTGTCAGCTTTGTCCTCGGCGACCCTCACCTTCCCCTCGATCCGCCACCAGATGCCAGCCACAAAGCCGAGCAAGCCGACGAAGAACGAGACGGCGGCCATAATCTCGGCGCCGGTCATTTCACGTCACCAGATTGCAGTGCCCGAGAAGTTGTGATGTCATGCATAGACTCAACTTCTGGAGCGTTATCGTGTTCGAACAGCAAGAGATCGGAATCCCCTGCCCCAAGTGCGGAGAGAAGACCGAAAAGAACATCGCTTGGATAAGGTTGAACAATAACTTCGTTTGCGACGGTTGCGGGTCTGCTATTAACGTAGAAGCGGACAAGCTCCTCGCTGGAATCAAGAAGGCCGAGCAAGCCGTCACGAACTTCCGGAAGTCTCTCGGCAAGCTCGGAAAGCGCCGATAACCAGCCATTGAGGCCGCTTGCATCGAACTTTAGTGTCAATGTCGCCCCACTCACGGCTTAACCCCGCAAAGCTTCGCCAGTTTCTCATTCTCGGCCAGGATCTGGCGCTTGGTGCCTTCCGTCATCTTGTCTTCGACGGACGGCCGAACGGGGCGCGCGACTTCACAGTAGCTACCGGCCGTCACGCAGCCACTTACCGAGAGCGCGATCAACATCGTCGCCCCCCATGTTTTGAACTTCATCTTCGACGCCCCTCGCCTGTTTGATGGCTTTCGCGTTTGCCTTAGCCTGCTCCGCCTTGGCATCAGCCTTGCCGCTGGAGCGTCCATAGAAAAAGGCACCCGCGATGATCGCGAGCGCCACGCCGACCGGTGCCAGCCAGCCGGTGATGCGGGACCAGATGCCCGCGAACAGTGCGGCGATCATGGGTCGCCCCTCACGGCCAGCAACGAGATGCAGCGGCCGACTGGAGAGCGCTGTACGAGGCCACCGGAGCGCTCCTGCGCTAGAATCTTTCGCATCGAAAAATCCACGTCCTCATACAGGACTGGCTCGCGGCCATTTATGGCAATCAGCGCAGACCTACTGTCGCAATCGTACTCGACGATAATTTTTACCTTGTTCGTCACGTCGGATGCCCCACCTTGCGCGCCCACTGCCACCACGCCACCGGAATGGCGCCGATCGCAGCGGCAATGCCGGCCTCGATCGAGGCTGCAACGGCCGGATCGTCTGTGATCATCGACCTGACTTCCTCGCCGATGTAGCCAGAGCCGTAGAGCCAGCCGGCAATCATGTAGAGGGCGATGCGAATCCAAACCGTCATTTCTTTCCTCCCTTGAGGAGCGCAAGCAGGAAGCGGCCGAGCGCAGCCCAGAAGCCATCGGTTGCGGCAGGTGCGGTCGGCGCCGGAGCGGTGGCATCGTAGCCAGCAGCGCGCAGTGCGGCCTCAAAAGCGCGGCCATATTTATCGATGCGCGCGCCGTTCGCCTTCACGTCGCCATTGATGATCGCGCGCGATGCGGCGTAGCGGTAACCGTCGGCAGCGTCGTAGTCTTTCAGCTTGCGGCCGGTGAAGATGCCGCGGGTCATGCCATCGAAAAGGATGCGGACAGCCACAGGCATTTTACCCGCGTCGTCAGGCACGCCCGCTATACCAAATCTGGCATAGTTCTCGCGGCCGGTGATCTGTGCGAGACCCCTTCCCCGGAAAAGCCAGCCGTCGCCTGGGTCGACGTTGCCGAGCCTGCCGCCATATACCTTGTTCGCGAGTCTCTGCGGGTTGTTGGCGTACGGTGCGGCCGCGGCAAGCGTCGGGAATCGGCTGGGCCAAACTTCCGTCAGCCGCTTTGCCGAGTAGTTGAGGTTTTCGCTGACCGGCTGAAACTGGCCGCCGGTCTCGTGGTGCGCTTCGGCCAAGATTGCCGCCAGGTGCGCCAACGGCACACCGCGGCGCTCGGCTTCGTCGAGGATGGCGTCGATGCCTCGGACTTGCTTCGTTGAAAGCACTGCTTCGAAGACGCCATACGTGCGCTGGCGCAGGGCCGCGTAAAACGCTGCTCTGTTCATGGTTCACCTTTGATGGAAAGAAAAAGGCCCCTCAAGGGGGCCGGTTATGCGGGTTTAGCTAAGAAAAAGCATGCTGGGCCAGGCGGGAACGAAGGGTTGTTGACCCCCATCGAAATATTGCCAAAGCCGAGAACCGAGAGGGTGTGCAAGATGTCTGGCAGCTCCATCCAATAGGCGAACCTTTCGTTGCCACCGGAAAACAGCCCGTTGGTATCAATGTGCAGATATGACCGCCAATGCAACGTGATGACACGGCCGCCCACCTCAGCATGGATGTTTCGCGAAGTGTCAAAATGTCCGATAGACGGATGCCGCTCATTCAGAACATTCGCGTCGAAATACTGGGTCCAGATGAAAATCTGCTTCGCAAACTTCGTCGCATTTCTCAGGAACACCACGGGATCGGTCATATGGTAGAGAACGCCAGACGCCCAAACGACATCATATCGCTCATCAGTGCGCATTTCGTGCTTGTTAAAATCTCCATGTAAGAAGGTTGCGCGCAGGTTGAAAAGATTCTTCATGATCAAGCATTTGAAGAAATTATCTGCCGAGCCCTCGATCGCGGTTATTTCTGCACCTAGACGCTCCATTTCACAGGTATTGTAGGCCTCAAATGGCCCAAGCTCCAAAATCCGCTTGCCGGCAAAGCCCCCTATGCGCGGACCTGACCAAGCTATTCTAGGGTCATTGAAGTGATCTTGTGAGCCGGCAACCAGTCCTAGATCATGCGGCAGCTTGACCGACCAACCGCCCTGAAAAATATCAAGGGCAGGCTGATGGCCTGGCACTTCAGCGGAAAAAGACGCCCTGATCATTGCTCGCCCCGAGAGTTGCAGGACGTCGTTCTTACTACAGTTGTGTCAGGCCGTCACGGCACCTATCGTGTTGTTCGTGCCGTTGTTGACGTTAGGCGTCGTGATGCTGTCATAGCGATTGTTCACCACAAGGATATCATGAGAACCACTGTTCAGCACATTGCCCGACGGCATGAAGCCATATTGATTCCCTTGAATGATACCGTGGTGCGCACCTGAGATAGCGTGCACGCCAGCAGCGCCGCTCTTGGTTCCTTGCCCCTCAAAGTGGGTATTCACTACGGACCAGCGATAACCAGCAGTGCGGATACCAACCTGGTTCACCTTGTCGATGATGAAGAAGGTATCGCTCACCTCCATGCTCGTGGCTTCGGTGGCCAGGACTTCGAGGCCAACTTCACGCGTGTTCATATGGCAGGAGCTTACCAGCAGGCCGTCATTCGCCAACTGCCCGGCAGGAACTAGAACAGCGCACCTACCACCGACGAAGTCACTCGCGCGGGCAACGATACCCTGTACGTATGGCCCAACAAGGATCGCGTTGTTGAACTGCGAGAAGTAGCAGTTGTCGAAGTCGTATTTGACGGCGTAATCACCGTTCTGGCTCTGCAACTCCACCAGATTGCCTCGACCGTTTCCGTCACCGACTGCCGTCCCTGGGCCGTAGAATCTGCTTCGGTTGAACGAAAGGTTGTTCACTCTGTAGCTGTAGACGCATGTCGCAAAGTGGTTTGCAACTTTGTACCCGTCGACACCTTTGAAAACGACATCGACTATCTGATTGTATTCCGCCGCGGCAGGGTCTGCGTGAGCAGGGCCGATAAGGCGGAATGCTGAGACAGTCGTCAACGAACTGTCAGTCTGTACGTTAAGGTGCGAGAGGTTGAAGCTGTTAAAAATTGTCGAGTAGTTGAGGGTTAGGCCCGCCCCGATTTCACCACGAAAATTCAAGAGTGTCTGGCGGCCAGTTCCCTCGATCGTGATGCTTTGGAAAGGCGCCGTGCAAGTCAGCGTTACCGGCGCAGCAACGTTGAACGTTCCATTTGGGATTTGGCCCTTCTTCGAATCGAAGAGACAGGCGTTCAGAAAATTCACCCAAGGCGTAGTGTAGTCGTCGCCGCCAGCGGGGAGGCCGAAGTCGGTTTTGAGGTCGACATAACCCTTAGAAGCGATCTTCAGATAGGTCACGCCGAGGACTGGATCAGTGGATCGATAACCGCTGATGGAGGTCATGACGCGATTACCGGCGCCGCTGATCGACACCGAAACGAACATCTTCAAGGCAGAAGACCAGCATACCGAGCGCCAGTCGTTATCCGCCGCACTGGTCGTCGTCGACCAGTTGACGCCGTCCGTGGAAAGCATCAGCCGGTTGCCGGTGCCTGAGCCGGCCACAGCGATGAATTCGCCGAGGTCAGGCGACCAGCAGACTGAACGCCAGTCATTGTCGGAGGCGCTGGTTCGCGCGGTCCAAGCGACGCCATCGGCCGAGGTCATGACGCGATTGCCGGTTCCGGAGCTGGCGACGGCAACCAGTAACCGCAACTCAGGAGACCAGCAAACCGAGCGCCAATCGTTATCGGCCGCGCTGGTGCGCAACGTCCATGCGGTCCCGTTCACCGACGTCATGACGCGGTCACCAGTGCCAGTCCCAGCGACAGCGACGAATAGCTTCAGCTCTGGCGACCAGCACACCGAGCGCCAGCTGTTATCAGCCGGCGTGGTGCGGATCGTCCAGGCAATGCCGTTCGGAGACGTCATGACTCGGTTGCCAGTGCCGGTGATCGCTGTCGCGACGAACAGCGAAAGTTCCGGCGACCAGCAGACAGACAGCCAGTCATTGTCGGCCGGCGTGGTGCGCGCCGTCCAGGTGATCCCGTCAGGTGACGTCATCGCGCGATTACCAGTGCCGGAACTCGCCACGGCTACGAAGAGCCGCAGTTCCGGGGACCAGCAAACTGAGATCCAGCTGTTATCGACCGGACTGGTGCGCAGCGTCCAGGCGGCACCATCGGGCGAAGTCATCACGCGGTTGCCGGTGCCTGTACCCGCTACAGCGACGAACAAGTGCAGATCCGGCGACCAGCAGATTGAGAGCCAGTTGTTGTCGGCGGGCGTGGCGGAACTCACCCAAGCATAAGCATTGACCGCGTCGCGCGCCTTCTTATCTGGCGATACCTTCCTCGCTTGGTAGAAAAGCGGCAGTGGCGTCTTGTCTGCTGCGGCTGCCGCAGCCGCTTGCGCCTCATCCCGCGCAAGCTCGGCGGCCGCCTGCGCGGCTTCGGCGGCGGCAACGATTGCCGAGGACACCTGATCGTTGAGAATGCGGAACGTCGACCCGCTGACAATACCGAGCAAGATCATGCCGGCTGCCAAACCGCCGGCAGCTACATTATTGCCGGTGTTCGTCTTGATCGTCAGGGGCGCAGACCCGTTGAAGCTGACCGAGACCAGCCCAACCGTATTGGTCCGAAACACGTTCATCCAGACGAGAGCGGACGACGAAACCGGAATGCTCGTGGTCGCTTGAATGTCGTTGGCAGTCCCTGCACCGGCATCGCTCGCGATGATGAACGAAAACGGCAGGTCGCTGACGCGGGTCCAGGAACCAGTGCCAGAGCCGCCAATCTTGCGATAGATGCCGTTGTTGGCAACTGTCGCGTCGCCCAGCACCCAAGCCATCGTGTTGGCCGCGTAGTTCAGGCTGGCATCGAGCGACGCCTTGGAAGCAAAGATTAGGCCGCCATTCGAGAGGAAGGCGTTGATGATGCTTTCATACCCACCGAGAAGCTGGCGAATCTCCGACTTCTTCGGCTTCTTGGCGCCAGACGACGGGACGCCATCGGTTTCGTAGTCGCGAAACACAGTTGCTGCGGTCGCCATGCTTTCTCCATGTAAAGAAAAAGCCCGCGCACTGGCGGGCCAAAGAAACAACTAGAAGGTGGTGAGATCGTCAGGTGACGACGAATGAGCCTGTAGCGACTGCCGCCGCCGGCACACCGGAGGGGTTGATCGCCCGCAGCCACACGTAGTAGGTGCCGGCCGCCAACGACGTCACAACGCGAAGATCGACCGCGCTCGGCGGACCGTATTCAGTCGCCGCGAGAGTTGCTGTGCCGAGATTATTCACCGTGTTGATGTAGATGCGACAGGCAAAGTAGTTCGCGCTGTTTGGCGCCGTCCAACCGAACTCAGCTTGACCCGGAGTGACGACATTCACGGTCACGCCCGTAACCACACCTGGCGCCACTGGATCAGCCGTAGCGGTAAGGGTAATATACGACGTCCACGCGGATGACGTGCCGCCGCCCCAGGCTCTCAGCCGAACTTTGTACTGCTCGCCGTCGACCAGATAGGCGGATCGGACCTGAACAGCGCCGGCTTGAGAGAACACTGACTGCACGCCGGTAGATCCCGACACACGATCGTATTCCATCTCATAGGTGAGCACGTCGGACACGAAATCCCACGTTCCAAGGATGAAGGCCGCCGTGGAGCCGCCAGTCACGACCTCCGTCTGAATGGTGGGCGAGAACCCCGTTGGCACAGGAACGCCACCAGGCGGCAATGGTTCTACAGCTTCGCCTGGCTGTCCCTCTTCTGTAGCCGCGTTGAACGCATATAGAGAGGGCGTCACGAGAATGCCGGAGAATGAGATCCGCATGTTGCGCAGATCGATCGTCACGCTCGAGGTGATCTCGATCACCGCCTCCGCCAAGCCTCGCGACGGGTAGTGGACCCTCACGAAGCGGCGATACGGCAAGTTGCGAATGCCCTCGGCGGTGTAATCGGCGACGATCGAGACCTTGCGCGCATTGGCGCGAATGAACGTCAGCTTCTGCTTGCGCTGGCAGTGGTTGTGGCTCTGGATCGCCGCATTATCGAATGTGCGCGTGCGCTCCGTGTTGTCGTCGACGACAGCGTACGGATCACCATAGATCGCCGCGTCTTCCGTGACATAGTCCTTTGCGGTGTTGACGTACCGCCCGCGGACGCCGAGCACGGTGTTGGCGCGCCGCTTGTTCTTGTCTACCCGGATGCTGAAGACGCTGTCGGCGGTAAGCCTAACGTCAGGCCCCACGTACTCGCCGGCGTGGACGCCGATTTGGCCATCCGCGCGTTCATAAACGACCATCTCTGCGGCCTCATCCATGATGCGGCCGACCTCGATCGGGTCGTTGCTGGCACGGAACCAAAACCCGCCGTGGTAGCGCTTTTCGGTTCCGCCCGATCGGTTCGTGACATTCTGGTCGCAGACGTTGGCAGCATTGATCCAGTCAGGCAGATACATCGCGCTGTAGGCCATCTTTCCGCCAACTGGGTGGCAGAGATGCCAAAGGCGCATCAGCGCCAAATTCCGCGAAAACTCCCACGTGTTCGGATCGTTGTAACGGTGTGAACCTGAGCCGCCTTGCGTGCTATCCTTTCGCGGATCATAAAGCAGCGCGCCATCACCGACGGCCGAATGCTCTGGCATCTGGTTCGGGAAGACGTCGAGGTGCTTCTTCTGATCGACAGTGCTGACTCGCATGTAGACAGACGCAAGCCCGTCTCCGCGGCAGTTATTGTCCCAGATTGTCGGAAATGCCGTCACTACGTCCGAATAGGCGGTCTCGGCGTTGGCGCCGTTGTGGGCCAAGATCTTGACCGCTGTGCCGAAATGCGCCGGCGACGTGACCGTGCCACTGCCGTTGATCGTGACCTTTTCGTCATGCAGGTAATGCTGGACAAGGCCTTGGATGCGGTGACCTGCCCAGACGATGATGTGATAGGCCTTGCCGCCAGTCTCCTCAAGAAAGACGTAGTCGCCGCCCTTTTTGGCGCTGCCCAGAACATATGCAAGAGACGGGACGCTCTGTTTGAGATTGTAGCTTCCGTCGTCTGGCTTCGGCACCTTCGGCTTCTCGACGAGAAAACTCTGAAGGGCCGCGGCGCCAAACGCCAAACCGCCGTAAAGCAGGGCCGATGTGCCGAGGTAGAGAGCGTTGGCCGCGCCCACGCTCGTCGCGATCGACGATACGATCAGCGCGATGGTGTCGATGATGCCGGGCAATTCGCCCTCCGATTTAGATTGTCCAAGCGGCCAGCGTTTGTGCCGTCATGCGGCCGAAACTGCTGTGCATCCGCACGAGCCAGCCGCTGCCGTCGTGGATGGCGCCAAATTGCCGCTTGATGTTCGTTGGGCTGCCGATCACGCCGACGTCGCCGACCGACGGGCACTGGATCCGCTTGCCGCTGCGCGGGATGCATCCGCCAACTAGCGGCACCACGCCGCCATGTGCCGCAATGATCTGCCGAAAGCCTTCGTCGCTGTCGTACGCACCGCGGAGGTGCGCTGACGGGTCTGGATGGCCGAGCCACACCGCCCAGTCTGCCAGCACCATGCAGCAGTCCACATGGCCTGGTTGCCAAGGGCGGGCGTTGTTGTCAGCGAGGAACGAGTGCAGGAGGGCGTGACGGCCCGCTACCAGTTCGGCCATTTTATAGACTGGTCACGCATCAGCGGGACACGCTTGCAGAACTCGTCGTCGGCCGCAGAGGGGTTCAGCAAAGAAGAGCGAGCCCGTTGGTCGACGTCGGAAAGGACGGCGCCGTTGGTAACGGTTCTCAACGTGAAGCGGTTCGTCACCTCAAGATTGACGATCGACTTGATGCCGTCCTCGGTGGATTCGTCGGCAACGTCGAGGTTGTCGATCTCGCCGGTGAAGACGACAATCGGCTCACCGTCAGGCTGCTCAAACTCGTCGAGGATCTGCAGCTTGACTACGAACGGCGAGCCTTGAACGCTCGTTGTCTCATCGTAGTCCCATATGCTGTCGGCAACCGACTGGCTGATTGAGATCAGCGACAGCGCAAGCGTGAACGCTTCACCGTTGATCGCTGCCTCGATCGACTGCAGTGCGTCCTCAGTGAACTGCGCCGGCCGATAGAAGTTGCCGTCGCCGTCGACGAACGTGCCGCCAGAGCCGTCCCAGACGCGAATAGGGTCTTCCCCCGGCAACATGACGTCGCAGAGGATCCGTAGCGATTTGATTGCCATTCACACACACCTACATGCGCCGGCGACTAAGTGGCGTTCCAATAATCCACAGCCTCGACAAAGCCGACCGACGGCGAGGAGAACTTGCCGACGGCGTTCTGGTCGATGTCCATGCCGCGGTCCTCCACCAAGTGGCAAAGGCAGGTCGGCTGGTCGAACTCGAGATCGGCGCCGGCGGGAATGAGCTCACGCACCGACGGTGAAATCGGCAATGTCCAGATATCGCCATCCACGCTGGTAACAGGACCCGTCTCGTAGAGGGCGTGGTTGTAGCTGAAGCGCACGCCGACAAGGTTGTCGTCAGCGTTGATGATCCGCAGCCGGATCGATGTCGCACCAACCGGCGTGACGCCATCGGTCACGACCGAAATGGCTCCCTGCACATAGGGCGTATCGTCGTCAAACGGCGCGTCGTCGCTGTGCTCAGTGTCGATCACCGGCTCGAACTTGCCGGAAACGTAAGGCGCCGACAGCGAAGAGCGAACGCGGACAGCGATTAGGCCGGAGCGGCCGCCCAGTTTCTGGCGGATTGCCTGCCAAGTGCGCCATGCGTCGCGGTTTTTGTTAGAAACGACGATGTTCGAGTACGATACTTCCCAAAAACCCAAATCCGTCCGAGTTGTGGGCTGGACGCCTCCCAGAGTGCGACCGCCGGAGCGCGTAAAGGGCACAAGGTCGGCTGATGCGGTTTGGGGAGTGAGTGTGCAGAGCGGCCAGGTTATGATTTCGCTCATCTCCACTCCCCTCCGGCCTTGGTAGCTTGGTATTTTGCCATGGCTGCGGGTGCCTGTTGGTTCGCAGCCGAAACGATCTTTGGCGCGGCGGTGCTTACGGTTTGCTGGCTGACCTCCTGAACAAAAGGCAAGAGATTCCCATTGTTGTCTGCGGCGACGCCGACAGTGACGTGAACGGCTTGCTGGCCGCCGCCCTGCGCTCGCGGAACCCTTGGCTCCATCAGCTTCACCGGGATGTTGCGTCCGTCGGGAAGCGGTACTGCTGCCTCCGGCCCTGCTTCGCCGAAGATTGCCGCCGTTCGAGAAACGCCGCCTCGCGCGAATGTCTTCAATGGCTGCGGACGACCGTTAGAAGCCACGCCTCCGTTTGCAAACCCGAAGATGCCGCCGAGTAGCGATCCGAAAATGCCTCCGCCGCCACCGCCAAAACCTCCGCCAGGCATGCTGAATAGCTGCTGGACGAGCTGCATCACGATCTGCAGCAGCTCCTTCCCTTCAAGCTTTCCGTCAGCCAGAGCATTTGCCAGACCCTGAAAGGCTGACTGGGCGATCTGGCCGAACTGGTCATAAGCTTGCGACTGCTGGTTAACTGCTTGCGTGTGCGCGTCAGTCGGGCCACGCAAGCCTGCCCAAGCGTCGTTCAACTGGTGGACGGCGGCAGTTTCCCCCTGGACGGCCTGCGTGCGCCGCTGGGCGTAAGCAATGACGTCGTCGACGGTAGCACCGCCGCCAAGAATGGAGGGGTTAGCAGCGATCGCGCCTTGGCCGAGCACCTGCGACACAGGTGTGCCGCTCTTGGCGGTCAGAACACTGACAGCACCCTGCGGCCCAAGGAAATGTGCCAACTGCAGCGCCGCCTCGTTGACCGAAACACCTGCCTGTCGAAGAATGCCGGCATTCTCGCGAGCATATGCCTCAATAAGAGCTTTCGAGATGTCCGCGTCTTCACGCAGCGCCAGGATCGTGGCATCTGCCATGTTCTGGGCACGATCGGGAAAGTGTTTCTTGAATAGATTTAGCCAGGTGGATTCGATGAACTGGCCGACGCCAGTAGCGCTCGAGTTCGGGTTTTTGGCGCTGGCGTTGCCACCACTCTCTGCCTTGACGACGTTGTCGACGTAGCGCCTGACCGCCCCATCCAAACCTTCAAACGAATCTGCAGCTTTGCCGGCCGCGCTTGCGGCCCGCTCGAACTGTGACTGCGTCTCCGCTCCGCGGGCGTTTAAGGCGTCAGCCTCATTCATGAACTTGCCGCCGCCGGAGTAGATTGGCGACAACTGTCCAAGATTGCCTGGGAGAGTCTTCTGGAACTCCTCGATCCGACGGGCCTGAATGGCTGCTTCCGCCTGTTTCCTTGCTTCCTCGGCTTGTTTTGCGTACTCGGCAAACGCCTCGGCGATGCCGTGAATTTTGCTAGCAAAGGCTTGGGCGCTGCTGGCACCGCTATTCAGCCACTCCTCGATCAAAGCCGCATTGAGCTCCTTGATCTCTTTGGTGGAATCCTTGCCGCCGTCGATCGCCTTCTTGACCGCATTGAACGCATCCTGGATGCGCATAATGCTCTCTTCCTCAGCGCCGGCGGCGCGCAGGTCTGCCACGACATCAGCGATATCGACGCTCAGGCCGCTGACCTGTTCACGAGCCTGCTTGAAGATCTCGTCAATGTGAAGGTCGGTAGCTTCGCGGAGTTGCGCGATGTTCTGCGCCTGCTGAGCGGCCTCTGAATAGGCCTTCAGCGCCGGAACTGCATCGCCCCACTCTTTGGCGACGGCCGCGATAAGATCGGCGTGAGCCTTCAGCGCCTTGTCCGACGCTTCCGTGCCGTCGCTTACGCTGGAAAAGTACTGGACCGCATAGCCCGCCAAGCCGATCAACGCGAACGAGGCCAACGATACCGGATTGACCATAGAGGTAAAGGCACCACCGAGCGTCTTGATGACGCCAGTGAGACCGCCGCCGGCCGAGCCAAGCGCTTGCGACACTTGGCTGCCCTGCTGCATCATCACCTGAAAAGGTGACGCGCCACCGGCCAGCGACGTGGCGATGTCGTTTAGCTGGAATGACAGATTCTGGACGGCAGCCCGCTGCGCGCCGAGAGACTTCTCTGCCTCCCGCGCGCCTCTATTGAAGCCTCTCCCGATGTTGTCATTGGCCTGCTGGAAAGACTGTTCGGTATTGCGAGCCGCGCGCTCCGCAGCCTTTGCGACGGCCGACAACTGCTTCTCAAATTTCGATTGCGTTGCCTCGATCGAGACTAGCAGGCGTGCGGTGTCGTCGTTGGCTGCCATTTAAAACCCCACAATCCCCAGGTCAGACGCTACATCGTCGCTCATCGCTGGCGGCGCTTCTTCAACTTGGTGCGCCTCTCGGTAGCCGTGCATGCACGCCGAGAACTCCCAAAGCGTCATCTCGTCGACGTCGCGCGGGGTAAAGCCTAGAACGGCTCCTGAGCCGTAGTACTTTGACCACCTCGTGCGTCCGTGCTTAAGCGGGTTTGGGTCTTGCTGCCCGCCCCCGCCTGCGCCTCCCCCGGCGCATCTCCGTCGGGGTCCCACATGATGAACTTCTGAAGGATGGCAGCGGACGTGATGGCAAGCGCGTACATGTTTGCCGTGCTGTGCGCCTTCTCGATCGCGCGCTTCGCGTCTGGCTCTGCCATGCCCGCCCCGATCAGACCGAGCAGGATTGGCTGAATGACGTCGTCGACCTTCCACTGCTGGCCGAGCAAACGCATCATCACGACCGCGACGCCGGCGTCACACCGTTGCTCGATCGTGCGCAACTCGCCGATGGCAAGGCGGAACTGATTGGCCCCGCCTGCCCAGGTAATCTCCTCTGCGGCCCGCATCTATCAGGCCTTGGCTGCGCGGGTCGGAATGCCGTCGAACTCGATGCTGATTTCTGCGGTCACCTTCGTGCCGCGTTCAGCCTGGTTCGAGATAGACACGAGATAGGCATTGCCGGTCTCGTATTCGGTATCGCCAACGGCAGCATTGACGTGCTGAACGCGAACGCTCTTCGTGGCGCCAGAATACCACCAGTCGAGCATCGTCTCGTGGCTCTGAGAAGCCCAGACGCCGGAGCCGGAAATGGTTACTTCCTGGGACTGAACGGCGCGCTCGACGGCCGCCGGCAAGGATTCGTCGTCGCAGTCCGGAACTTCCGAAGTCGACATGTTGGACTGGCGGTTGATGCCGCGCGAGGTGAGGCCGCAGAGTTTTGCGTAAACGCCGCTGCCAGGAGTCGTCTCAACTTCGACGACCATCTGATGAAAATTCGCTGTAGTAGCCCTGGTCAAGGTGGTCTCCATGCGCCCGCGAAGCGAGCCCTGTGTGGTGGTTTTTGGTGGTGGGCTACGCGCCCTGCGGTTTGCGCTTCGGCGGCTTAGCCTTCACGGCTCGCCCTATCGAAATCGCGTACTCGACGAAGTCTTGCGGGAACTGCTGCGGCTCGCTCTTCGCCTTTGCGTTAAACGAGTATCGGCTGTTTGGCCTGCTCCAGTTCACCTCTTGGCGAACGATCATCCAGGACATCACAACTCCTCAATGAACGCCGTGACCGTGACAACCCCATGAGTCGTCAAGCCGTCGGGGTCTTTGAATACGCGGCGAAAATCTACGCGGATCTCGACCAGCGCGTTTTCGGTCAGCACTAAGTTGCGTTCGTGCAGAGCATCCTTGACTGCGTCGACGAGCCGTTTGCACTCGACTTGGCCGACAGCCTTTGACCAGCAATCGACCTGAAACGTGTGCTCACCAGAGGAAACGCAATCTGCGCTGTCGTCGACAACGTCGGTCGGGCCGAAGCTGACATAGGCGTTTTTCGTGCCGTACGGGGATGCCGGAACGTTGTCGTAGACCCCGTTGGCAATGGCCATCACGGCCAGATCAACCTTGAGCGTGTCGAAGATCAGTTTCTGCAGTTCGGCTGATGCGCTCATAAATCAACACTCCGCATCTTTATGCCTCGCTCTGCGTAACTGGTCCGACGAAGCGGATGGCTTTCTTCACTTCCCGCTTGATGCGGGACTGAATGCGCTTCCGGAGCGAGCGGTATGAGGGGAAGAAGAACGGCTGGGCCACGAACTTATTCGGCTTTCCGGTGCCTGATGTGTTTCTGTCGGCCGTGCCGAACTCGATCCAGCGCGCCTTGTAGTCGGTGGCATAAACCGTGATTTTGAGGCCACGTGCGTCTGGCTCGCTCTCGGCGAGAACAACTGAGCCCTTTGGCGCCTCGCCCCAAGTCCAGCCGATGCTGTCGCGCAAGTCACCCTGGTCGACCGGCACCAGTCGCTTCATCATGGCGACGAGTTCGTCGGCGCCCTTCTCCATGGCCTTGCGAGCGGCGATTTCCACCCGCTTCGGCATTGCCAGGAGCTTCTTCTCGAGTTCCTTGACGCCCTTAGCCATCAGGGAACCACCCCGCGCTCGCAAAGCAGGTCGATCCATGCGCGATCGACATCATGCGTGACGTCCTTGATCGCGTATTCAACGCCGGTTCGCGTGTCGGTGAGTTTCCATTCGGCGGTCACTGAGCGTGCCGCTGTGCTGGTCCGTATCCGAACGACAAGCGGGTGCTTGTTTTCAAGCCTTGCCGCCATGACGACCTCACCACCCCGCAGGTGCGTGTAGCCAGCGGCAGTCTGGAACTGAAGCACCCAGTCAGTAACGGTGTTGCCGTATTCGTCCTGGAGCTCGCCTCGCTTGAAAAGAGAGACGCGCTCTTGCAATCTTCCCGCGCCTCCCTTCGCCACGTTAGACGCTCGCTACGCCAGAATACTGGACATCAAGGGCAAGAACGGTTGCAGAGGTGGCAAGGCCGAGCAGGACGTAGTAGTCGCCGCCGGTGATATCGGCGACTGGGCAGATTTTGCCTGGCGTGTCGCTGAGATAGTAGGCAGTGCCGGCCGTGAGCACCGAACCAAGCGTAACCTGGCCCCCAGTCTGAACGACGATCGGCTGATTTGCTGCCGCGCTGCTCAGCGCAACGCCGATATTCGAGGTCTGGCCGCGCGCTTCAGCCGAGGCCGCGTCGCTGTCGGCCAGTTGCCACTTGCCGGTGGTCGTCGTGTCCAGATAGACAACATCGCCAGCGGCAATCGCCGCGCCGGCAGTACCGGTTTTCGTCGGCACGCCGATCGCGGCAACAACCGCGCTTGCGGTAATCGTGAGGTCAGCCATCTAAATTCTCCCTGCGGCTCAGGCGCCGCGTCCGTTAGATTTACGCAAACCGTCCTACGCGATACCTGTCGAGGATCGCGGCCACGCCCATAGGCAGTTCAACCGCCTTGAGGTCCGTGGTGACAGCTTCTCTGTGTTCGTAGAAGTGACCCACAAGTAGCTTCAGCGCCGCCTTCAAGTCAGACGGTGTCTGGGTGTAACCGCAGACGAAGGTCACCTTGACCGCGCCTGGCTCGCAGACGAGAGACGGCCAAGCCGCATCACGCGCCGGCCAAATCCTGAGGGGCTGCTGGTCTAGGTCGGCGCGCCAGGAGGGGACGGTAGCCGGATTCCCGTCCGCGCCCGTGTAAGCAATGCTGGTGATCGAGGTCACCGGACCAAGTGGCACGATGATTTCGCAAGGAAAGTGATCCAGCGACATCCGCCAAGTTTGCGGTGACAGAGCTACGCCGATGCCGTTCGGGCCCTCGATCGCCGCAGTCGCAACTTCGACCAGCTCGGCAATGTCGGCGTCGTCATCATCGTGCAACACCCGCAGATGCCTTTTTGCTTCTGCGAGCGATATTGCTGGCGCGGCCGGCTCTACCGTCCTCACCAGCCGCGACCATTCGTTCATTCTTTCGCTCGCTTCGATTGCGTGACGTCAGGCGAGCTATCCGGGAGTCGCTCAGCGAGAGCCTCCCAGCCGGTCCCCACCTGTTCCTTGAAGAGGATTGGTCGCGAGCAGAAGCTTGCCGAACGCGAAGCTGAACTGAACGCCGCCGACGATCGCCGCCCGAATGGCGAAGACCGCTCGGTAAATGGCGGGCGGCAGGAGGACGCGGCTGACGTTCGTGCTGCCGCTTTCCGCAGCTACCTGCGTCACGGCCTCGACGACATGCCGGCCGAACAGCGAAAAATCGTTCGCGAGATGCGGGCCCAGGGCGTGGGGACGGATTCCAAGGGTGGCTACCTTGTGCCGGAGGGCTTCATGGCCGAGCTGGTCAAGTCGCTCAAGGCTTGGGGCCCCATGCTGGATCCGGGTATCACTCGCCAACTGACGACGACCACCGGCAATTCGATCCCTTGGCCGACGATGGACGACACCTCGAACGAAGGTGCGCTTATCGGCGAAAACACCCAGGTCACCGAGAGCGAGCTGGCATTTGGCACGAAGACGCTTGACGCCTATAAATACACGTCGGGTGTTGTGCTCGTCTCCGCCGAGCTGCTGCAGGACTCTGCAATTGACGTGGAAGGCACTGTCCGCGCTGCCATGGCGGAACGCATTGGCCGCATCGGCAACCGACACCTGACCGTCGGTACCGGTTCGAACCAGCCGAACGGCATTGTGACTGCGGCGACCGCTGTCACTGGCGTTGCGGCCGCTGCGGCTATCACTTTCGATAACCTGATCGACCTCTTCCATGCTGTCGACCCTGCCTACCGTGACGACCCGTCCACTCGCTGGATGTTCAACGATGGCACGTTGAAGGCGCTCCGGAAGATTCGTGATGCAGAAGACCGCTACGTCTGGCAGCCGGCTGATGTGAGGACCGGAGCACCGGCGACCATTCTCGAGAAGCCGTACAGCATCAACCAGGCAGTGGCTGCGATCGGCGCATCGAACAAGTCTGTCGTGTTCGGAGCATTCAACCGATACGTCGTCCGTATGGTTCGCGAGTTCGCCATCCGCCGCCTCGTCGAGCGCTATGCTGACTACGACCAGACCGGCTTCATCGGCTTTACCCGTCTGGACGGGGAACTGCTCGACACTGCGGCGGTCAAAACGCTGCAGCACGCTGCTTCGTAATGAGAGGAGGGAGGCTTCGGCCTCCCCATTCCCCATGAAAGTCAAAGTTTTATCAAGTCTAGCCGGCGATGCGTTTGCATATCGCCGAGGCGAAATCGTGGACGCCGATGCGGGCCTCGATACGGTCGTATTCGGCCATCGCGCGGTCGTGCTGCTCATTTAGCTCGGTCGCGCGGGCCTCGGGCGTGTCATCGTTGATTTCGGCAAGAGCGGCGCGTGCGTCGGCAACCAGCTGCTCCTGCTTGGAGCGCAGTTCGGAAATTTTCATCTGTTCCTACCAATAAAAAGGCGCCTCGCAGGCGCCTGTGGTGTGTGTGGAGCGGCGACTAGCCGCGGTTTCGGACCTTCAGGTCCAACAGCATGGAACGTCGCAATTTGTCGTTCGCGACCTTCCGCAGTACCGGCAAGTCGTCAGTCGCCGCCGGATCTAGAATCTCTGAATTGGCGTCTCGCCACTCCTGCAGGGCTCGCTTGCCGATCGTGGTGTCGTCATATGCCGGCCATGCAACGGCGCTGACCTCTATGAGGTCAACAGCCTCAATCGTGCGCGTCGGGGGATCGACGGTCTCATCCCATGACTGCTTGGTCACAGAAAATCCGAACGACATGCCGGACACATCTCCTCGCTCGACAAGTTCCCAAAGGTCGTTGCCGTCGGTGGTGTTCGGAATATCGATCTCGACGCAAAGGCCCCTGGAGTCCTCAGCCAACCGCAGCGTTCCGCTCTTCGTGCGTCCGATTACGCGGCCCATGTCGTGGTCGACGAGGGCGCGAACGTCACCACCGATAGCGCCTGCAAAGGCACCTGGCGCAATGCGCTCCGTCCACCAGCCGCCGATGTCGGCATCGCTGTTGAAGACTGCAGCGTATCCTACGAGGGTTCGTTTCTCATCGACGGAACGCGTTTCTACGCCAAGCGTGCCGCCACGTTTCTCGATCTTCGTCATGCGGCTTGTGCCTCGTTGTCGGGATTGTTGTCGTTTGCAGGTGGTGCTGCAGCAGTGCTCTGCATGCCGAGCGGCACCGTGGCGCCCTGGATATGCAACTTCTCAGCCTCGCCGCCGTGCTTCGGCCAGTTCTCCATCGCGCGCACCTCATCGGGTGTGTAAATGGCATTCTGGATACCCTTGGCGTAGCCTTCCATGCGGGTGCGGAACTCGCCGCGAAGCAATCCGTCGATGTTGAATTCGCAGAACTTATTGCGATTGCGCGCCGAGAATAGCTTCAGATTCAACTCCTGCTCCCAAGCCTTAACCCACTGGGAAATAAGGTGCTTGGTGAGATTCAGGTCCTGTTGTTCGGTGTTCGAGAACGTGCCGTGGGTGAGATCCTGCAAGAAGACCGGAGGGATCCCGTAGATTCTGGCGATCTCTTCGGTCTGCATCCGCCTGGCTTCAACCATCTGCGATTTCTGAGGATCGACGCCTACCGGCTTCAACTCATGCCCTGTAGGCATGATCATGACATTTCGACGCTCGGCGTTGGCGTCTCGCACCGCCTTCTCAACGTCTTGCGACGCCCTCGACGCGGCTGCCGGCGACGGCATCGGTCCGTATAGTGCCAGTGGCGGCACGCCTCCGTTAGAGAAGAACTTTCGGGCGTATTCATCCAGCGCGAGCGCGAGGCCAACTGCACCCTTCAGCTTCGTGACCGGATCGACGTGGGACACGCCGTCCGGCTTCAACATGAAGGTGAGATCGAGGACCTCATTGGCGGCGTACGTGACTTTTCGCCCACCGTCGTCGTAGTGGTAAAGCTTCCGTCCGCTCTTGCGCTCGATCGTCAGTTTGTCGGTGTCAAGGGGCCAGATGTTCATCACCCTGCCGGCCTTGTTTCGCTCGATGAACGAAAGACCGCGGCCACGCAGCAGAACGTTGATCATCATGCCCTTACGCCACATGAACGACGTCAATTCGTCGTTCGGTGCATCATGCAGGATGCCGTAGAGCGGATCAGATTCTACGGTGTCGCGTCCAGCCTCCGACTTACGGAACACCTGCAGCGGAAGGCTGGCGATCGTGTTGGCGATGAAGTTGATCGCGCACCACACGGCCGGCACCTCAAGCGCCGTTTCGTGCGTGACGGTGACGCCGGCAACTCCGTGCCACTCGCCTAGCAGCGAACGCCAAGCATTGACGTCAGACAGCGGCACGGCCGGATTTTCCAAGCTGGCCCGCGTTTCCACGGCAGCCTTTTTATTGAATGGCCACATCAAACCACCGCTATTCTGAAATCGGGATTTTCCCAGGGAGACGGCGCCGGAGCGCCAGCTGATGACCGCAGATGCAGCCCGAGGCACATGATCATGGCGATCGCGCCGTCAATCTTGTTTTCTGGCCGCTCTTTGCGCGGGTACACGTTCTCTTTTGCGTCGTAGTGGCCGACGACATTGCCAACCATCCACGACAGCGGGTCGCGAGGCCCATATGGGTGCGCGATCTTGCCGGATCGCACCAACGCGTCGAGCTCTTTTGTTGGCTCTGAGAAGTTCTGAACCGTTTGCCGGTATTCAACGACGTTCGCGCCTTGCTCCGACAGATGGTTGGCCATCTGCTGCGCCTGCCAGGGATCGTAAGCGATCTCCAGGACATGAAATCGGCCGGACATCTCGATGATGTCCTGCTCAATTCGGTCGATGTCGATCACGTCGCCTGGCGTGGCGACAAGCTTCCCCTCGGCTTCCCACCCTCGATAGGAGTCGTTACGGCTGTCGATGATAGCCTGCTCCGGCACGTAGAACCTGGCGAACGGGTAGACTATGCCCGCACGCTCAAACAGAGTAACGACTGCGGCAATATCCACCTTGGAGGCCAAGTCGACAGCGACCCGACAAGGTTCGCCGGCGAAGTCCTCGATATCAAGATCTTCGTCGAAGCAGCGGTCCCAAGCCCGCATGTCGTAAAGCGCCTCGTTCGTCTGGATCCAGACGTTCAAGTGCTTCGTCAGGAAGTTAGCCTGGGATGCCGGCGAAGACATTGCCTTGCGGCATAGGGCGGCTACGTGCTCCGGCTCAACGGAGATTCCGTAATTCGGATTCGCCTTTCGCCAGGTCGCCTCTTCCGTCCAGTCGTCGTCCTTGTCGATCGTGTAGATGATGCCGAAGTATGTATCGTCCTCGGCGGTGCCCTTCAGCAGGTTGATCGTGTAGGCGCGATGTTCGTAGCAAATGCCCGTCTTATCCGCGCCGGCCGTGGTAATGGCCCAAACCATCGACTGGTTACGCTTGCCGGCACCGGTCTCGATGGCGTCATAAACGCTACGATCGCGATGGGCGTGCAGCTCGTCGATGAGTGCGAAATGGACGTTCTTACCGTCAAGCGAGTCGGCGTCAGCCGAAAGAGCCTCGAAATAGCTGTTCGACCGCATCTGTATGATGCGGTGCGCCTCGACATCAATGCCTAGTGCGTTCCGTAGACCGGTCGCGCGCCTTAGCATCGCCTGCGCAGCCGCGAAGGCAACCTTAGCTTGGTCGCGTGTACGGGCCGCGGAATAGACTTCTGCGCCGCCCTCCTTCTCGCCGAAACCGCAGTAGAGTGCTGGTCCGTCAGAAAGGGTCGTCTTGCCGTTGCCTCGTGGCACTTCGGTGTAGGCGCGCCGATACCGACGTTTGCCGTTATCGTGCCGCAGCCAGCCGAACGCCGTCGTGAGAATGAATGACTGCCACGGCTCTAGCGTGAGGCTCTGGCCGGCAAGTGGCCCCTTGATGTGGGGCAAAAAACAGGTGAACGTGCACACCTTCTGGGCGGCGTCATGATCGAAGTAGTAGGCCCACCCCTCCTCGGCGCGGGCCAGGTCATTCAGTTGCCTCTGGCAGGCCTGTTTGACGTATTCGCAAGCCGATATGCGGCCGGCAACCACGTCAAGGGCATAGGCGTGCCCTGCCGCGACGTGCGGGTGCTTCTCGACATCGATTTCCATGATCTCACTTGAAGTCTGCGAATGGATCCGCCTCTGGCTCCTTAGCGCCTGGCGCCTGAACCTTGCTGCGGTCGGTCGGACTGAAACCCAACTTCGAAAGCGCGGTAATCAGCTTCGAGATACCGCCGCCGTCGAGCTCGTTCTTGCGGAACATGGCCATGAGTTTCACGGCGATTTCGAGCATGAGGCGATCGGCGTCGGTCAGCCAGAAGCCGTACCCCGCCAAGTCGTTCCAGATTTTTCGCTCGACGGTGTCGAGGAAGGCTGGGGCAGCGCCAACGGCGCCAGCGGGCTTCGGCTCGTCTTTGCGCTCCGCTTTGCGCTGCGGATCCTTCTTGTACGCACCCTTCAATTCGAGGGCAGCCGTCGGCTTCCTCGGCCTTGCCATGGTGCCATCTCCAAATTTCGAATTTTGCGGACGTGAAAAATTGCTTTGGGCGCCGGTACAGCGGCAAAGCGGTTTAGAAGCGATCCTCACCCCTCCCCGTTGCGCTCCTCGCGCTGCTTGGCGCTGTTATGGTGGTGGGCGCAGAGGGACTGGAAAGGTCCAGACCAAAACAGTTCGTCGCTCCCGCGGTGGGGCGCGACATGGTCACAAACGGTCGCCGGCTCGACGATTTCATCCTCGATGCACATAACGCAAAGAGGATGTGCACTAAGTTGCGCTTCTCGGATCAGTCGCCAGCGCTTGGTGCCATACCATGCACGCCAGGGGGTGTCGTAACGGACGCGGTCTGCGTCGCGCTTGCGCTCTAGTGTGGACCGCTGGTGTGCTGGCTTGAAGCTCGGAGGTCGAGTTGGCATTACTACCTCATGTGTTAAATTGCCTACAGCAGGAGGTTGCATGGTTGTTCTCGAAAACTCGAAGGGTTCGCGCACCAGCGAAGCCTCTCCAAATGATCAGGTTATTGTAGATTACAGAGGGGCACGGAATGCTGTCGACAGCGCTGGCATTTACATGCGCTTTGATATCGGCACCGAAAAGAAACATGAGTTTATTCGAGTTGACGTCGAGCCTGAAGACTTCGCTCCGCTTATGGCAGAGATGATCTCTTGCAACAGAAGGGTGTTTCTAGAGGCCGTTGCCAAGGCCTTGCTTGCCCATCCTGAATGATGCCCTAGCCTGCACGCACTGAAAACAAAAGCGGCTGCTCGACCAGTTAAGGGAGCAGCCGCACGATCACCCGTCGCCAGAGGAGGAGCGCCAGGGGATGGGGAATAGCCCGAATGGGTACGTCGAAGCGCGTCACCGCCTGCATTAGACTTCCCTACAGTTCGTAGGGAGGGTTACGCAATGGAGCGCCTTGAAGCCGAAAAACTCGACACTGACGCCGCTACGAAGGTTTGGTCCGTGACCGATTTCTGCAAGCGGTACCGCTTGTGCTACGAGGAGGAAAAGCGGCTGAGGCACCTATTTGGTCAGTTCGCAACGGCTCGAGAACTCCTGCACAACGCACAGCGGCGCCCGAAATGGCGGTAGGCAAACCGCAATGTCAGGCGAGTGGCCGATGTTCATTTTGCAATGCGCCGTGGTCTTTGCGCTCGTCGGTGCACTTTTTATTCGTGCTGATTGACGCAGATCGGAATGGAGCTGGACCGGCGATCTTCGCGAGGTGAACCGTCCGCTGATTGCCGGCGCTCCAAAGAGGGAAGGCCGCGCGATGGCGGCCTTCTGGGTAAATCACCCATTCAATTAAATACGGTGCGAGGATGCGCCCGACCGGACATCATGCCGCGATTTCCTCTTCTAATTGCACAAATTCGCCGCGTGCCGTTTCGTCCAGATCGATCAGTGCGTCAATCGCCGCATCGATAAGAGATGGACCGACCTTCTCCGCATAAGCGGGTGCCCGCCCAGCAGCAATGCCGATCTCCTTCGCCGTCGCATCAGAGATCGCCATGTCGAGCACGAGAGCATGCTGGCCGAGGTGACGGCGGAGATGTTCGACATAATTGATCGTCTCGACCTGTCTCACAAATTCCGGTTCGCGACCAGCACCGGCCGATATTTCGCCCAACGGCTTCGGTTTTTTGATGCCGCCGACCCACTGCGGCCCCGACACAAGTCCGTCTGGACAGCGAGTTGCCGAAACCGGAAGGCGTTCAAACGGGACCGAGCCGTCGACGCCAAGGCTGCACAAGAGATCGCGCCCTTCCTTGACGCCAAAGCGGCCGTGCTTGTCCTTTGCGCTGGGCTCTGCCCTTGGCAGTGGTGCGTAGTAGTCACCGATCGCTGGCTCGCCTGAAAGTGGTTTGGAGTACGGTTTCGCCGTCAACGGCGAGGCCACGGCACCGGGAAGCTTCAGGTAGCTCCAGATCGCGCTGTTCGACCTCGCCGGATTGCCGCTCCCCTTGGCGCCACGAGGGCGCTCGACAGGGCGTAGAGACCTACCTTTGCCGGTCCTACCCCACTCGATCAATGCGCCATCTCGGAAAAGCAAATCGCCGAGCTGAGTATCAATGCCGCCGTTCTTGTTCTGCCGCCGAGTTTCGTTAGCTTCACGGGGCTCGTAAACATTCACCTTTTCGTTCGTGTAGTGCCACCGCTCCCTGCCAACGATCCTCCAGCCGACGCCGGCGAGGAGCTCCGCCTCTGAGGGGCGGACTTCGATGGTAGTCTCCGGGTCCAGATTGTTGTTTTCTTCCGGAGGATCAATTTCAGATCCCGGAAAAACCATGTTCTTCCAGTGACGCAAGGCGAAAAGCCTCCGGTAGTCGCCACGGTAGGCAAGTCGTTCTAGCGCCGGCCAGGCCAGTTGCTCGCGAGCAGGCTTGTTGTCGTTGGCGGGAGTTAGGGCGCGAGCTTTCTTGGGCTTGGGAACCGGACTTAGCGAAGGCGCGCTAATGTGTTCCGCAAGGAGAGCGGAGAGTTGCGAGAGATCGCGATTCTTCTGAGGTTTGCTCATTGCTATTTGGTCCACTTCGGCTTTGGATTCGGCAACTTGTGGATTTCTTCCGACAGGTCGCACGGCACGTGCTCAGGGCCTTCAATGATGTCCACCGCCCTGGCTATCGCAAGGCGATAAGCACCTTGCCTGGCCTCCTCGGCGGCGGTTCGGGTAACGCAGAGTGACCGGTCGTATTCGGCATCACTCTTGGTTTTCTGCAACTCGGCCTCCAACTCGGCGATACGGACCTGCAGCGTGTCGATGACGCGGTTTGCATCTGCGAGGTGGCGCCTATAGTGCTCGCCTCGGGAGCGAGGCTCTCTTGGTGCTGTGCTGTCGGCCACGATCGTGCGAAGCGCCTCCTGCGCGCGTGCTGCCTCGCGACGTGCGGAGCGATCAAAGTTTTTGATCCGGGTCACGAGTTGATGACCTCGTCGAGCAACGGCGCCAGATGGTAGCAAACCGAAGCTCGGTAGGTGCTGGGCCAATGTTCTGGCATCTCTGCCATAGCCATCGCAGCTCCGTGAGCCGGTGTGCTGGGGTTGTGCTTTTCAAACGCTGTCCGGATGGCTGGACCATCATGCAGTTGGATCCAACCTCGGCGAACCGGATCGATTGCTTCTACGGCGCCGAAGAAACGCTGCAGCGCGGCCTTGATGCGGGCGACATCCTGGGTCGTGGCCGCGATATCGTGTTTGGTGGCGAATTCGTCTGCCTTGGTCATCCTGTTCTCCTCAGTTGTCGTTAAGTTCGGCGCGGTCGATCCAGTGCCATTCCCATTTGCGGTGCGTTTCGCACCAAATCAGCGCCAATTGCTCATCGCCCGAGATCTCATCGAGCTGATCGACCTGACTTGTGTCTAAGCGGTGGGTGATTTTCCGACCTCGTTTCAACTCTGTTACTTCGATCATGATGCCGTCCTCCTTCGCGCGTGTGTGTGACTAACGATTTGAGCACTCAAAAACCGCATTGGGGGTATCTCCCCATGCTAGATGTACCCACCCTTGTATATATTATTGTTTTTATTGTATTTTTTAAAAGAAAGACTGGGGGAAAGGGTGGGTGCAAGGGTGGGGGAAGACTGCCGGAAGACTGGGGGAGAGCAGACGGTGTTTTTTGGAGTACGCCGATTTTGCCCCCACCCTTTCCCCGGCCTATCCCCCAGGCAAATCCCCTACCTTTCACCCAGCCTCAATCGGGACAATGACCGCCCCATTTGGCAGCGATTCAGCCGACCAAAAGCGCATCTTCGACTGGCCACTCTCCGTTGTGAGTTTCGCCAGATGTACCTCCCTCGCCTGCCGTAGCATGGCCATGATGTCTTCAAGCCGCCGGCGGTCGATCGCGCCTCGGAGGTTTTTTATGATCTCGCGCGCTGTAATTCCGTCCGACCCTCGACGCGCGATCTGTTGGCGGACGCGCAGGTACTCAGCCGCCCGATCGTTGTCGGCGATATTGTCGTTTGCGCCTCGCAGGATCACGTTGAGGCTGTGTTCGGCAACGGCATTAGCCCACGTCTGAATTTCTCGAGTTACGATCGGTTCCTTCGGGTCACATCCGACTGCAACGATCAGCGCCAGCCTAGCGGCATTTTCGCCGACGCGGTTGAGGATTGGGCGATACTGCGGGTCGATCGTCCGTTTCATCGAGCGGATGCGATCGTCGAAGTCTTCGAACAAGTCGTCGACGCCGTCTCCCCATTGTGCTGTCATAATAGGATGTGGCTTCTCGTCAGATCTTGCTGAAAGTGCACAAAACGACCCCGTAAACCTTCCCGCAGATAACCCGAGAAGCTCAGCTACCTTCTGAGACAACGCGGTCGGTATGTCCTCAATGCTATTAGGGGGACGGCGCACCTTCACCGGCTCCGCGTTGCCAACATCAATGAGGACAAGGCGGCCGAGCAGGCCTTCTGAGATGTTTCCGCTCGATAGCGCATTCCAGAACGTTGACGGGGTCGAAACTCCATGAACGCTCAAGCATGGCGCAACGATGCGGGGAATATTGCCGCCCGCCTTCTCCTGGCCTCCCCAAAAACCAGTCGGAGCCCCAGTCAGCTCCATGAGGGAGGCTGTTATTTCGGCTCGATGCGAGGCGGTGTTTCTTCCAGTATGCTCGGCGAGCCACCGTCCAAATTCGTCTTGAACCGCTATGGCGGAGGGTGACTTCCTGAGCTTGCCTGCCAAGCCGGGAAGGCTCCGAATTTGATCGGCAAAAAGTGCCTCGCTGACCTTGCTGCCCCACTGGGTGGAATCAGCAAGGGCAGATGTGGCTCGAATTGTGATGTCCTTGCCGAAGCCGGATTCCGCCAAGCCAACGATGTACAGATTGGAGCGCAGCCCCGTTGGTCCTCGATATCGCCTGCCCACTAGCCCAGCCACGAAGGCCAGCGACGCGACAAGCGAAAGGTGCGGCGAAGGAAAGCGGGCGCAACCAACGATGAAACGTGCGAAATCGCCCACCGCTCCTGGCGGGTAGCAAAGATGCTCGGGCAAACCAGTGGCCGGTGGTAAAGCTGCTGGCTCCTCGTCTGCTTCTTCTTCCTGCACATTGTCGTTCGCAGCCGCAGGAACCCTGCTGAGGCTACCGAGCGTCATACGAGCACCGATATCGCGGTCCTCCCAGCCAAGGTCCTTGGGGTCTCGCCCGAGGCGCTCGCACAGCCAGAAGGCGGCCATTTTGGGGTTGGCGGCGCCACCATACTCGATGACAATCTCAATGGCGGTGCATGCCTTTTCGGCGCCAAAATCGCGGATGCCATCCGGATGGATCGAAAGGTCCTCCTCCAGCGAACGCCCGAGGTCCTCTGAGGAGATGCGCCATGCGCCGGTCCCCGCCTCTTTCGTTGCGGTGGAGAACAGGTCCCGTACCCAACGGTCAGGCTCCGCAAGCGCCGCGGAATTCACCTGTTTCCAGAAGGTGCCGCCGATCGTGTGTACAATACGCGGCTCGGCTTTCTTGCTGATAGGAGTACCTATGGACGCGAGGTAGGCGTCGGCCTCGGCAACGAATGCGTCGATAGCCTCGGCTTGGATCTCTGGCAGGTCTGGGAACGGCACGTCGAGCGGAGATGCGCCTGTCCACTCGTAAGCCTTGTCGGTATCCGGATGGATGCCGAAGGCGACAAACTGCTGGCCTTGGCCCAAGATTTCAATCTGGCATTCGTGGCCGTTGACGATGTACTTGCCGGTGATTTTCTTCCGTCGAGCGTCCGATGCGCGGAAGATGAAGGTCACCTTTGGAGCGCGGCCGATACGCTGTAGAGCGCGATCGGCGCCGGGAAGAGCCAGTGCCATTGTGCGCAGGTGTCCCGCTGCGTTGATATCCGGGACGTCGATATCGATGGCAACCACGTCGCCGCAAAGTATGCCGGTGTTTGTATGGTCTGAATAGCGCCGGATCTGACCATCGATCTGCTCGGGCTTGGGGCGGAAGCTGGACCATCCCTTGATGCGCGGGCGCTTACCGCTAACCGGGACGGGTATATAGCCGTTGGCCAGCAGCCCACGGCGAAGTTCGGCTAGGTTTTGTGCGGGGAGTTTAGGCTGCGCTGAGGCGGTCAA